AGAGTGGTATAATCAACGGCGTGCAAAATTCGAGCGCGAAGGATTGCTGCACATCTTTGCACAGGAAGTCGAGCGCAATTATTCAGCGGCGGTATCGAACACAATCATACCGTTCGAATGGATAACAGCCGCCCGCGACGCGCATTTAAAATTCCCTGCAATGCTTGACGGCGGGCGGCGTGGTGGGTTTGACATTGCGGACGAAGGGGGCGACACCAACGCACTTGCCGACATTGAAGGTGTTGTATGGCGGCTTTCGGAAGAATGGGGAAGCCGTGACCCTGGCGTGTCGGCTCGAAAGGCAATCGGCTATTTCGGGCAATACCCGAATGTTGAAGTTGAATATGACGAAATCGGCATCGGCGTTAATGTCAAATCCGAAATCAACCGTCTCGAAATTGACGAAAAATTAAAGGTGCCGAAATTCAACGGTTGGAATGCAGGCGCGGCGGTGCAAGACCCGTATTTCCGTATTATCCGAGACGATGAGCAAAGCCCGCTGCAAAAGGATTTTTTCGGCAATATGAAGGCGCAAGCATGGTGGGCTTTGCGCACTCGGTTCCTTTACACTTATCAGGCCGTCACTCAAGACGTACAGCATGACCCGGCAACGATGATAAGTCTCGACACTGCAAACCCACTTATCCGAAAGCTGGAAAAGGAACTTGCACAGCCAACAATGATCCGCGATAAAGCGTTGCGTTGGATTGTCGATAAAAAGCCGGAAGGCACCAAATCACCTAACCTTGCAGACGCGGGCGTTATGGGTTACTTTCCATCAAATTCAGGCGGCAACACTCCAATGATAGGCAGAATGGGCAATGGCTAAAAATTCGGATCGATTGGAAAAAAAATCCCCTGACTGGATTTATATGTCCGAATTTTGGGACATGGTTGCCAATATCACGCAAGGTCAAAAATCAATTCGGGAGAAAGGTGAACACTATTTGCCTAAATTTCCCGATGAAACACAGGCCGAATATGACTATCGCCTATCCCTGACAAAATTCACCAATATTTACCGTGACATTCTGGAAGGTTTGGCAAGCAAGCCGTTCCAGCAAGAAATTATTTTGACGGATGCAGACAAGACGTTACCCGATCAAATCGCTTCGTTTATTGAAGATGTTGACGGTTCGGGTAACAACATTACAATTTTTTCGATGGATACTTTTTTTAACGGTATCAACAACGCTATCGATTGGATTTTTGTTGACTATTCGGCAAACGAAACCGGAGTTGTTCGCAGCCAAGCGGATGAAGCGGCGGCGGGCTTGCGGCCTTTTTGGTCGCACGTTCTCGCGTCCAATGTCTATGAGGTTCGGTCAAAAATAATTGCCGGTAAAGAACAATTGGAATATATCCGCATATTCGAGCCGGGAGAAGTCAAAGCGTTTCGTGAAATGGAACGTACCGGCGACGGTAAAGCGATCTATACGGTTTGGAAATGGAACGCAAAAGCGGAAGACTATCTAATCGACAAACAGGGTGCGATAACGATTGGCGTAATTCCTATGGTGCCGTTCGTGACAGGTCGCCGCAACGGAAAGAGTTTTAAGTTTTTTCCGCCGATGCGTGACGCCGCCGACCTGCAAATTAAATTGTATCAGGCCGAAAGTAATTTGGAATACACAAAGACCGTCGCGGCGTTCCCGATGTTGGTTGGTGAGGGCGTTGCGCAAGAGTATGTAGGGCAGGGCGCGGACAAGAAAGCAAAGCGGCTGGTAGTCGGTCCTGGCACTGTTCTGTACGCTCCGCCGAACGGGCAAGGTGTGAACGGAACGTGGAAATACATTTCACCCGGTTCGGCTGAATTGACATTCTTGAAAGCCGATGTTGCCGACATCAAACAAGATTTGCGCGAATTGGGCCGACAACCTTTGACCGCCAATTCCGGCAACTTGACCGTAATTACAACTGCGGTTGCGGCGGGTAAAAGTAAGAGTGCGGTTAAAACATGGGGGGTTAACCTAACCGACACGCTAACACTCGCGTTGTATTATACAGCACTTTGGTACGGTCTGACTGATTACGAACCGAGTGCAAAAGTGTATGATGAATATGATGACTTTTTAGACCCTGGCGCGGATATATCGTCTTTGATTACGATGGCAAATCAAGGAAAACTATCGATGGAAACGCTATGGTCTGAATTGAAACGGCGCAACCTACTGTCAAAGGAATTTAACGCCGAAAAAGAAAAACTTGCACTATTGGCAGAAACGCCGGAAGACCCGGTTGAAACAACTGTGAAAGGTAGATTTTAAATGCCCTGGAAAAAGAAAGACGATAAATTCGAGGTTGACGCCGCTGGTAATCCGATCTGGATTGACAGTTCGGCAAAAGAGGCGGGCGTTGATGGCGATGTGATCACGCGCTTGAATGGTGAGGCCAAACAGCACAGGCTCGACAAGGAAGCCGCACAGAAGGCTTTGAAGGAATTCGAGGGCCTTGACCCGACTGCAGCTCGTGACGCTATCCAGAAGCTTGCCACGGTCGACCTGTCAAAGATGGTTGAGGTGGGCAAGATTGACGAAGTGCGGCAAGCGGTCGGCAAGGAATATCAGGCCAAACTTGACGCGGAAAAGAAACGCAATGACGACTTGACCGCACAGCACAATTCAACGCTTGTCGACATGGCATTTGCCGCCTCACCGACCGTAAAGGACAAGTTTATCATTCCGTCCGATATGATCCAAGCGGCATTCGGCAAATATTTTACCGTGCAAGATGGCAAGGTCATTGCGAAAGACCCGACAAGCGGCAACCCTATTTCGAGCGTTAAAAAAATGGGTGAAGTTGCCGACTTTGAGGAAGCGCTATCTGTTTTGGTTGACGCCTATCCGAATAAGGCGGCAATCCTGAAAGGTGCCAACCATGGTGGGACCGGAAACGAAGGCGGTGGCGGTAATCAGTCCATTAACCGGACGATGAACCGCGCCGAATTCGACAAGCTCGCACCTGCAGCGGCGGCGGAATACGCCAAGGAAGTGCGGGCAGGAACCGCTGCAATCGTTGCCTAATTCAGCGCGGTCTTTGGACCTTTCAACGCGCTGAATAGCCGCCCGGTGTGCCATGCTCCGGGCGGCTTATTTTATTTGTACACTGCAATTTCAAGCCAACCAGCCTTTCTGTCGCCGTTGGTCAATTGTAATGTCGAAAATTCATAAATCGGAATAAGAGGAAACCCGTCGTGGTATTTTTGCTGATAGTGCAGATAACCGATTGGCTCGGTTGGTTTACTTTCCGCAATTTGTTCGCGAATTTCTTTTGCCAATCGGCGTTGTTCATCGCGCCGACCGATTTCAACTAATTTGAATTTTCCACGGTATAGACCGCGTTGAATGCAAGCGTCGATATCGTTTGAATATGTTTCAAGCGTATCGGCTATATCGTTTGCTGTTTTGACCTCGTAAGAGTTCATCGAACAATCTCCAAACATGTTGCGGTTGAATAGTTGGTTTCACACATGCGGCGTTCGTCTCGCGTGAAATACATAAACACGGTCAACCAAATTAACAGACAGACCAGTGTTGCGTTTGTGAATGTGTACGGGTTCATAACCGTATTTCCTTCTGTTGATAAACCTTATATACCGCCGAATTGATTTTTCGTCAATACCCCTTGACGATTATTTTCCGACATATTACAGCTTGCACAATTACTTTGCCAGTTGATGCGGATGCGTCCAGGCGCTCGGTTCGGATGAACCATAAAACCCCAACCTAATTTGAAAGGCCGCACAAATGTTGCGCACCAATTCCGTTCTTTCCGCTGGCCGTTTGCCGCTGGTTTATCCGACGCCTGCCATCGTTCACATGCAGGCTTATGCAAACGGACTGACATCGTTCATCCCGACGCTGTTCGCCATCCTTGATCTTGTCAGCCGCGAAATGGTCGGCTTTGCAAACTCTGTCGAGCGTGACGCCAACGCCGAACGCGCTGCCGTTGGTGAATTGATCAAGTGGCACAAGTCCGGCAAATTCACGCTGCAGGACATCGCGCCTTCCATGACCATTCCGACCCCTGCGGATCGTACGCCGGGTGAAGATACCATGGCAATCACCAAATCCAAGTTTGTTGATTTCGGCATCAACGGTGAGGAACAGCGCGGCCTTGCAAACTCGGTTGGCGTCCAGGCGCTCTATAATTCCGAATTTGCGCAGGCTTTGCGTGCACTGACAAACGCTGTGGAACTCGACCTTGCCGTCGAAGCCGCGACACATGGCAGCCGTGCAGCCGGTATTGCTGGCACCACGCCGTTTGCGTCGGGTATCGGTGAAAGTGCCGCTGTGCGCAAAATCCTTGACGACAATGGCGCTCCTGGCGGCGGGCGGTCGCTGATTATCAACAGCGCTGCCGGTATGAATTATCGGTCGCTCAATCAGCTTGCCAAGGTCAACGAAAGCGGCACGGAAATGACGCTCCGCGACGGCGAATTGATGAACCTGCATGGAATGTCGCTCAAGGAAAGCGGGCAGTTGCTCGGCTTTACGAAGGGGACCAATTCCGGCGCGACAACCAACAATGCCGGTTATGCGGTCGGCGCGACCGTAATCACTCTGGCGTCGGCTGGTACTGGTACGATCAAGGCCGGTGACATCATCACTTTTGCCGGTGACACGAACAAGTATCAGGTGAAGACAGGTGACGCCGATGTGTCGAACGGCGGTAGCATCACGTTGTGCGAACCGGGCTTGTTGGTCGCCATTCCTGCAGCAACCACGGCAATCACGACCGGCGCGAGTTACCTGCCGAACGTGGCGTTTTCGTCCGACGCAATGCGCCTGCTGGCCCGTGCGCCTGCCAAGCCTGCCGAGGGCGATGCTCGTATTGACGAATATCTGCTTACCGACACGCGTTCGGGCATCACCTATGAAGTGTCGGTCTGGGCCGGTAATCGTATGGTGTCATATCAGGTCGGTCTGTCCTGGGGCGTCAAGGCGGTCAAGGAACCCCATATCGCGCTCATGCTCGGCTAATCAGCCATCTATGAACCAAATGGACGGGCGGCGCGTTAACTCGTTAGCCGCCCGTTTGTCTAAAACCATAGGTGTGAAATGTCTGATATGGATGTGTCAATAGCAGTGATGCAGGAACAATTAAGGTCGATTGCTGCAGGCATGAACGAAGCGCGAGAAGCGCGAAAAGCTCAATATCTGCAATCGGAAAAGCAATCCGAGACGCTCATGAAGATTGAACACCGGCTTGAAAAAGTCGAAACGTTCGTTGCCGGTGCTAGTCCGACCCTGGCAGAATTTAACGCGCTGAAACTCAAAGCGCAGGGTGCCGGGACGCTCGGCAGATGGCTTTGGATTTTGGCCGGTGCATCCATCGGCGCGGTAGCAACGGTTGCCGGTTATTTCCAGAAATTATGGGGGCATTAAAATGTCAGCTAAACCGTTTTATTCGTTGCTGCAGAATGCATGGTCAACCGGAAATCAGGTTGATCAAATTGCAGGTGGCGATTATCTTTGGCGTTGTGAAGCCGCTAACTGGAACGGCGCAACCGCTACGCTCCAATATCGCAAACTTGACGGCTCGACATGGGCAACCGTGCTTGACGGTTCGGCGCAGCCGGTTACTCTCACGGCAGACGGTCAAGTTTCCATCGGTGTTGCTCAAAATGCCGTGATGCGAGTTGCAATTTCTGTTGCGGTTCCGACCGGCATGAATTCGACATTGGGCGGAATTTAACATGGGATCGAAAGCACGTCAAAACGGTTGGCCTATAGTTTCGTCTAGTTCCATCCTGCACACGGGCGGTGGGTCTCTCACGTTCGCTTTCACCTTCAACGACCAACCGTTCATCTTTGCCGGTATCGCCTTCACCAATGGAGCAACGAAATGTCATACCCCGTGGAAACACCCGCCTCAAATGCAGCCGCATTCACCGCCTTGCGGTCGGCTGTTAGCATCCCCGCTCGACAAATACCCGCACTCCGGCTCCAGGGT